AACCACTCCCGACCGATTTCTCAAACCCGGAGACGCTCTTAGAGGCATTTTCAAAACCTTTCGCAGCTTTATTTGCGCTGTTCACAGTATTTTCCATACTCTTCTGCGCCTTTTTTGCCGCAGAGTCAAGACCTTCCATCTTTTCAGATATGCTATCGACAACCTGCCCGGTATTATCTTTTGTCTCTATGGGGATCTCGATTTTTATAACCTTAGTCGCCACCCGCCCTTCCTCCTTTCTCGTCATCTTCCAGACGTATTTTCATAGATGCGAACATAAACGCCCGCACGCCAGCCGGCTTTGCATATACTTCATCCGGAGTTATGCCTAGCCGCTGAAAAATCTGGTGCAAGAGGGTGGTTTTTCCTCCTGCCCGGATCAGTTTTTTGCTGTTTCCTCCATCTTGTTTTCAACCTCTTCCAGATTTTCGGAGTCAAATCCGCTCAGCTTGTTGATCTCGTCGATGACCTTGTCTTTTTCTCCGCCCAGAAGAACCGCCTCGATAACATCAAGCGCAGTCACGACAAGAACTCCCTGCTTTCTAAGTCCGTCCCATACCTGCTGATTGTCCCAAAGCTTTGTTCGGTCCTCTTCAACTGTTGCATGGTAGATCAGTGAGGAACGGAATTTTGCATTGTCCGTCTCTTCGGCGAACTTGATGCCGATCTGCTTATTCCGAACATACTTTGTATACTTCTTGCGGCACTTGTTTGCTTCCTCCTCGCCGAGAGCATGGATTCTGAACGAAAAATAGAGCTTTCCGCCGCGTACAATATCGAACTGTACAATTTCGTCCGTCTTATAAGCGGCCGCCGCAAGCATTCCGGCGATAAAGTCACTCTCCACCGTAAGAAGCTGCCCCTGCGTTTCTTTTTCAGAAAATTCTTCCTCGCGAACTTCCTGCGTATTTTCAGTCTTTCCTGCTGTTTTTGCTAAACTTGCCATTGCATATCCTCCTTAAAATACCGAAGGATGACTCTATGGCCATCCTTCATCAAATTTGTCAGTTTAGATTGAGAGTTCCTTCTGCAGATCCGGTTTTCCATTGACAAAGAAGTTCCAGTTACGTTTGATAACGTCTCCATTCGCAACATTCTGGAGATCAATGTCACCAGATGGGATACATTCTCTGTATACAACACGCTCTTCGGAACCGTTAAGTCCCTGGAGAACACCCTGGAACACGAACTGCGGTGTTGTTCCGGACTTCATAGACGCCATCAGTTCGCGGAACATATCAATATCTTCGATCACAATTTCCGTAACGGTGATCGTGATCCCGTAAGAGTCACTGGTTTCATGCTCCTGCGGATCTCCCATAGGTTTATACTTTACGTTGTTGTATGTAGCCTTTGCCTGAAAAGACTCCATGGAAGCCAGAAGATCGCCGGTTCCATTGTAGAGTCCGGCGTCCTTGCCGGTACGCGCATGACGCGCATCAGATGATGCTCTTTCGTTAATAGCCATTTAGTTTCCCTCCTTTATTCAGTTGTCCTGCTTGAGAACTGGAATTTGTATGTCAGATACAGATGCTCAATGGAATCCTTGTCGATCACCTGGATATCCATGTATGCATAATCACCATCGGACTGATATGTGGTATTCTCGGATGCGGTACCTGATACAAGCTTACCTTCGTTGATCATCGCATTGATGACGCCCTGCAGCTGACTAACAACCGTAGCCCGTCCGTTTACATCGTTATCCACCTTTCCGATCAAAGCATCAGCCTGGTCATTGCAGCGGGTAATCAGTTCATACCTTGTTTTTGTTCTTCTGATCTTTTTCCACCCGTCATCCTGATTATCCGCCGGGCTTACCAGCGTATTGATTGCGCTGTCGATCCAGATCTGCCCGCTCGTGTTTGTGCTAAGAACAATGCAGCCTTTCTGCTCCGCTGTAGAGATATCCGTCGGAGTAAGGGCATCATTCAGTTTCGTATACCCTTCTACAACCGTATGGGTAAGAGACTTATTTGACGCACACGAAGCGATCATTCCGGCTATCCTTGCCGCTACAAGGTATCCCTCTACGGCCTCTCCTGAGATTTCGGCGGATGCGTTGACTACGTAATGCATTTTCTCGCTGTTGAACGCAGCCGCATGTGCCATACGGTCCGTAAGCGCGACCGTTTTCTTTTCAGCCACAACCGCCATTGCAAGCTGTCCTGCATCGAAAATCCGATCAATAAACGAAGCGAGCAACTGATGTACGGCGGTTTCTTCCGTATCAACGCACGCCACATTGAACCGGTATGCCTCTGCTGCAACAAACGCTTCGCTGTATTCTGCGTTACTTGCCGTAGGATCTGTTCCCGGAGTAAATGCCTCTTCACTCACATCTGCGAGAACACCTGTTGCACTTGCGATAATCTCGGAAGTAAAACACTTAGAGTTTACAAACGCATCGTTCAGCGCCTTTACTTCATCATCTCCGGCCGCGAATTCGAGCTTCTCAAATTCTTTTGCCCCGGAATAGATAACGCATTCTTTGAGGGATGAATCGGACAGCTTTTCTCTTACGGTGACTGCGAAGTCCTTGGCGCCCGGATACTTCGCCGTGATCTTTAAGGCTTCCGTATCTCCATCCTTATCAAGGGTAACTGTAGCTGCAGTTCCGCCTTTTCCCACACGTACGCAAACGCATTTCGTTGCGCCTGCTCTAAGCACCTCACGGATTGCGTTAGTCGAACCCGCAGTGCCATACAGTTTTTCATATCCTTCTTCTGGAGTGATCTCTACCGCTTCAGCAAGCGGTCCAAAATCGGATTTAAAGAAGATTGCCACTACCCCGTCTGACGCTCCTACAATCTGATTTTCCCCGACCTTCTGGATGTTGAAATATGTCCCCGGGCGAATTTTTGTTTCGCCAACAATAAATGTTCCTGCCATCACTTAACCTCCTTGCTCATAAATTTATTAACAAGCTCTTTCGCTTCTTTTACTGTCGCTCTGTCTTTACCGTAGTATTTCAGAGCTGCAGCTACGCACTCCTTGCGTGTTCCAAACCGGTCTGCGGCATTAGAAAGCTCTTCTGCACTGTACGCCGGCTCAACAGTTTTCTTCGATGCCTTTTCTTTCTGTGAAGTATTGGCACCGGTTGTTTTTGCTTCTGCCATGATGTTTACTCCTCCTTGCTTAAAATGACATTTTTCATAATCGCGTGCTCTTTCGCCCTGTATTTCAAAATTCCATATCTTCCCGTCACATACAGTTGACCTACTTTCAGATAATCCGCCTGACGGTCCAACTGAACCTCGGATATATTCATTGGAGAGCTATCCAATAGGATTATTCTTTCGTCCGCAGCGATTATCTGGGCGACAGCAGCAATCATTTTGATGTTCTTTGATTTATCTGGGCATAAAAGATGGACCGCTATTCTGCAGTCCATCCATGCAACAGTATTCATATTGTTTCCATTCACTTTGTTCAGTGCGGTCAACCGGCAGTAAAATACCGGTTTTTCTGATGTGTCAGTAATCTCGCTCAGCCGATCCACGCCAATGACTACAGACTCCGGATATAATTCTTTGATATACTGGTTCAAGGCAACAATAGGGTCTGGATCCGTTGTTTCCTGCGGGGAATACTCCATCATGTCTATGGATATCTCTTGCCCTATTATATTTCCTTCAAGCAAGAACGGATCTGTTCTTGCCCACGCGAAACTGTATGGACCGCCGTCATCCGGGGATAGCAAAATATCTCTAAAGCACTCTTTGATGGCCGCCTCTATTTCTAAAATGACCAGGGAGGTGCTCTCTGTATAAGCAACGATATTCAACAAGCCTACGCTTGACCGCTCCTCATTTGCCTGCATATCGCATGTAAAAGTGATTCTTGGGTATTGAGATTTTCCGCCCCACCCTTCCTGCTTATCATCCGGAGCTTCTGTGTTGAATA